AACCGGCCCCTGCCGGCGCCCCCGCCCTAGACGAGCTCCCCTGGGTCCACTGGATGGACCACCTGAAGCGCCTTGGTTTCAACGGTCATGAGCGCCAGCTCGATCCTGCAGGCGAACTCATCCACCCCATCGCCCGCGTCAACTCGCTACCAGTGTACGAGCTGGACGACCCCTTGGCCTCGCTACTACGAAGCATCAACCGCGCGCCCACTCTGTTCACGCCCGACACATCCCGCGCGCAGACCTACGCCCGCGACTTGCTCGCCGGGAAGACTGGTGCCCGCCTCCGCCAGGAGTCTTTTGAGTGGAAGGACGCTCTCAAAAAGAAGACCAAGGAGCAGCCCAAACGTGTCGCGCTCACGGTCATTCACGGTGCCGGGGGCTCTGGTAAGTCGCGTGCCATCCAGAACTTCATGCAGGAGAACCCGGACTACCAGCTGACCATTGTCCTGCCCACTAACGAGCTGCGCGCAGACTGGAAGCGCAAGCTCCCGCGCCATGAGCCCGACACATTCATGACGTATGAAATGGCCATGTTGACGCCCCGGCACGCCACGATGGTCCTGGATGACTACACCAAGCTGCCAAACGGGTACATCGAGGCACTCATCCAGAATTCGCCATCACTTGAACTCCTGGTCCTCACCGGCGACCCAAACCAGGCCGAGCATCACGAGAGTTCCGAAGGGAATGAAATCAACGGCCTCACACCCTCATCGGCCATATTTGCGAGATACTGTCGGTATTACATCAACGCGACACACCGCAACCCGACGAAGCTCGCCAATGCCCTCGGCGTCTACTCTGAGCTCCACCAGCCCTTCAGGGTGTCCTACTCACGCCACATCCGCGAGGGCTATCACAACCTCGTGCCCTCCCAGCTCAAAATGCGGAACTACAGTTCGCTCGGGCACAAGAGCAGCACCTACGCGGGCTGCCAAGGTATCACCGCCGGCCGCGTGCAGATCATACTGGACAGCGACACTGCTTTCTGCACGCGGCAAGTCATGTACACCGCTCTTTCCCGGGCCACCACGGAGATAGTGCTCTGCAACACTATGCCCAACGAGCGCACGTTCTTCGACAAGATCGAGGCTACGCCGTACCTCAAGGCCATCCTGGCCATGCACAAGGAACTGCCGGTCGCTGAGCCCGAGGTGACCGAGGAAGCGCCCGCGGACCCAGCACCACCCCCCACGCACCTCCCCGTCTCAAACCCTGTCGAGCTCGTCGAGCGCCTAGTTGAGCCTCTTGCAGAAAAGCATGATCGGGAAATTTTCTCCCCGACCACAGGGCACTCCAACTGCATCCAGACGGAGGACACGTACATCCAGGCCTTCCAGCACCAGCAGGCCAAAGACGAGACCCTATTCTGGGCTACAATTGATAAGCGCCTGCGCACGTCCACGGTCAAGGACAACTGGGCAGAATTTAAGACCAAGCGCCCGCTTGGTGACGTGCTCTGGCTGGCTTACCGACGCGCCATGAACGTCCCGACCGACCCGCAGCGGTTTAACCCAGATCTCTGGTGGGCCTGCGCCGACGAGGTTCAAAAGACGTACCTCGCCAAGTCACACCAACAACTGCGCAACGGCATGCTGAGGCAGAGCCCAGACTTCGGCGCCAACAAGATGCAGATCTTCCTCAAGTCCCAGTGGGTCAAGAAAGCTGACAAGATAGGCACGAACGAGGTCAAAGCGGGACAAACCATCGCCGCCTTCTACCAGCCCACGATAATGCTCTTCGGGACTATGGCTAGGTACATGCGCCGCCTCCGGGACACCTGGCAGCCTAGCCACATACTGATAAACTGCGAGCGGAGTCAGGAGCAGATCGCCGCCTGGACCAAGGCGCACTGGGACTTCACTACCAGAGCTTACACCAACGACTTCACGGCGTACGATCAGAGTCAGGACGGCGCCATGCTGCAGTTTGAAGTCCTTAAGGCGCTGCACCTCGGTATACCCGAGGAGGTCGTCGAGCTTTACATCCGGCTGAAGCTCGACAGCAAGATGTTCCTGGGCACCCTGGCGATCATGCGCCTCACCGGTGAGGGCCCCACCTTTGACGCGAACACTGAGTGTAACATCGCTTACACTCATGCACGCTTTGAGATCCCTGCTGGCTGCGCTCAGGTGTATGCTGGAGATGACTGCGCCATCGACTGTGAGCCCGCCGAGCGCGAGTCGTTCAAACCGCTCGTGGACAAGTTCACACTGCAGTCCAAGCCGCAACACTTTGCGCAATGCACTGGCTCCTGGCCAGAGTTCTGCGGCAACCTTATCACTCCGCTGGGTTACCTCAAGGACCCCGTCAAGCTGCAGGCCTGCCTTGCCCTCGCCGCCCGCAAGCCCGCCAACTCTCCAGGTTCCCTCGCTGATGTTGCCGACTCCTATGCCATCGACCTCCTGCCTGCCTACAAGCTTGGGGACGGGGTCTACGAGGTCTTTGACGAGGCGCAGCTCCACTGCCACTACCAGTCCATCAGGACACTTATAACCTCTGCCCACACCTCCCGGCTCAGCAATCTCCACGCCCTGTACCACGGCGAGTCGCTATTCTAGGGGTTTATAGGTTAAGCTAACCAAACTAACTGAAATGGATCTAGAACTGACACGTAGGCTCCTAACCAACGGCTATCACCGCACCGACGAACCACGCGCACCTGGCGCTCCCATTGTCGTCCACGCTGTTGCCGGCGCCGGCAAGACCACCTTCCTACGCTCTCTGCTCACCTTCCGCGACGTTGAGGTCTTCACCGCCGGCACGCACGACCCCCCCTCTCTGACCGGCAAGCACATCCGGTGCGCCCGCGCTCCGCTCCCAGGCGCGTTCAATATTCTTGACGAGTACCCTGCTTGGCAGACCTACCGCACCGAGCCCTGGCAAGCCCTGTTCGCCGACAACCTGCAACACTCGCAGCCGTCGCTTCGCGCACACTTTACCTGCGACCTCACCTACCGATTTGGCGAGGCTACCGCCGCTGCGCTCCGACTACTTGGGTTCTCTATCCGAACGCAGCCCACCGCTCACACTTGCGCTGGGCTCTCCTGGGCCAACATCTTTGAGGGCTACATCTACGGCCAGGTCATCACGCTAGACGCTGCTGCGCACCACCTTGCGCGCTCCCACGGCCTAAACCCCATCACTGCTGAAGCCTCCCGCGGGCTCGAGTTCGACGTTACAACTGTGCTAACCACTGCTGAGCACGTACACGACCTACCCTGGAAGGCACTTGTGTATGTCGCTCTCACCCGCCACCGCCGACACTGCCACATCCGCTCCTCTGCGGCTTCAGCGCCCTCCTGACCACTCCCGCAGCCTGCTCGTGCTCGCCATTGGCCTTGCGGCAGCGGTGGTGCTCTTCATGCTCACGCGCTCCACACTGCCACACGTCGGCGACAACATCCACGCTTTGCCCCACGGTGGCTGCTACCGTGACGGGACCAAGACCATTTCATACCGCGGACCCGGCTCCTCCTTCCCCGCTTCTAGCTTGCTCGGTTTCGCGCCCCTCATCCTCGCACTTGCGCTCTTTGCACTGACCTACCCGGCCCTAGCCCCTGGGCACTCTTCCTGCCGGCGCTGCGTCACGATAACCCACCAATGCGCGACCCAGCCCTCGTCCTAATTCTCGCGGCACTCCTCTGCTGGATCGCCTTCCTTGCCACCCGCCCGTCGCCTCGACCCAGCTGCTATCTGGAAATCAACGGGCACTCCATTGTGCTCTCCGGCGACTGCTGGCACACCACAGGCCCCAACACTAACCGTTAAGTTTGCACAAATTCCGATTGACTGCCATGAGCCAGAGTACCAGCACGCCACGTCCCAGCGGCGCCTCTAGCGGCGGCGGCCCTGCCGCAGCCACCTCCGACGCCACTGTGCTGAAGACTAAACTTGACGCCTCCGCGCAGGAAGCGATCACCCTGCAGCCGCGCTCCTCTAAGGCACCCACGGACGACGAGCTCCTCCAGATCGCCAACCTCGCGTCCAACCGCGGCCTGCCTGTCGCCAGCTTCTGCGAAGCAGCCATTCTGATGGCTATGGAGGCTATGGACAAGGGCGCAACTGACAGCACAGTGTTTACCAGCAAGTCGGGAATGTTCGAAACTAAGTCCCTCGCGCTGGCATGTAAAGATGCTGGTGTACCCGTCCACAAGCTTTGCTACTTCTACACCAAGCCGGCTTTTGCCAACCGCCAACGCGCTGGTCTCCCTCCTGCTCGATGGGCCAACGAGAACGTGCCTGCTGCATACAAGTGGGCCGCGTTCGACACCGCCACTGCGCTATTCGACCCCTATGTCCTCGAGTCCGCGCTGCCCTTCGACCCACCCAGTGCCGCGGCCATGCAGGCTCACGAGGTCTTCCGCAAAGACAATCTCTCTCAGGCCGCCATGCGCAACCAGCTGCTCGGTAACCAAGCAGCAATCACCCGGGGACGACTTGACGGCGCCCCGGCCCTTCCACCGCCGGCCATGTACTTCATTGAGCCGCCCTCCACCTAGAACTGCAATAACAGGCTCCGCCTGAGCCTCCAGCTTCGGGCTGGTTTACAGGGCTATTAGCTACGTACCGCGACGTATCGCGCTAAGCTGTATCGACAACGACCTAACTGTTGCGCAGCAAAGGGGTGAATGCACAC